GATTCCGGCAGGGACATCGCCTGCCTCTGCCGGAATTGCGGGTCGCCGCTTGATCGCCTCGGCCCGGGCAAGTGGGTTGCCGAGAATCCGGGGGAGAAAGTTTCCGGCTATCAGATTTCAAAGCTGATGACAAACCAGACGACGGTTGCCGAGCTTTGGGAAAAATTCCAAATCAGTCAAAACAATCAAAGCCTGTTGCAAAACTTTTATAATTCAGACCTCGGTATCCCGTTTGACGCGGCGGGCGATAAACTCCATTATTCTGATCTTGATAAATGCGTCATCGACACGGAAGTCGATCCGTCTGCGGGCAGAAACATCGCTGGCATCGATGTCGGCGGTGTCTGCCATGTGATCGTCCGCCAGTTGGGAGCAGGGAAGCTCCCCCTGGTTTATGCCGGCGTCGCAACCGGCCCGGAAGATATTATCCGCATCCTGAAACGGTTCAACGTATCCAACTGGTGCATGGACGCCATGCCCGAAACACACATGGCAAGGATGCTTTTGACCAAGCACTCCGGCGGTTTCCTTTGCAATTACAATTCGACCGTGACGCTTGGCGGGCAGAAGATTAACCGCGAGACCCGGACGATCACGACCAACCGCACGGAATCCATTGACGAAATGACACAGGCGTTTTTCGATGGCTATATGCAGCTGCCGGCCAATTATCGGAGCATCGACAACGGTGCATACGTCGCGCACCTGCTGGCCCCGACGCGAGTGCTGGACAACACCAAAGTTCCGCCGCGATATGACTGGCAGGAGGGGAATAACCCCGACCATTATTTCCATGCGGAGAATTATTGTTTTCGAATGGCGCGGATGCTGGGTTTTAATCAGAATCGACGGACGGATATTTTATGGATATAAATAGTTCCAGGGAGAGGAACGAGCCTATGGGTGGCGCTATTTCGTAAAACGAAAATCCTCGAAAAAAAAATAGCCGAGCTGGAAATGATGCTTGAGAAGAAAAGCGATAGTAGTGTCGTCCAGCGCGTTGTATATGTTGGTGGTCGTCCGATATACATGTGGACGGATGAGGCGTCCGAATCGAATATAGATAGGCGCGATATTAACGTCGCCACCGCCATACAGCTGATCTCTGATGCTCTGTCTGGATTGCCAGTCGTGATTCAAACGAAATCACCCGATGGTTGGATTGATGCGCCCGATCATCCGGCGGAAGCATTACTGACACAACCGAACCCATTCCATTCGCAGCTTGAAATCGTGACGCATATTATTCAATGTCTAACCTGCACCGGCGATGCGTATTTCGTGAAAGAGAAGGAAAAATCCGTCGAGTATAATCGTCTATGGCCTGTTCCCCCATGGATGATGAAAATGCTTTTCAACAAAACAACCGGACGCCCCGCGGGGTATTTATATGACCCCACAAAAATGAAAATCCCTTACAAATTAGAGGAAGTCTTTCACATTCGCTGGTATCACATGTCGAGTCCGTTTACGGGATCGTCACCGATCAAGCCGGCTATGCCGCACTTAAACAACAAAGAGAAGGCGGTAAAATATAACGCTAAGTTTTTTGAGAATGGTGCAAGTCCTGAGCTGGTATTTATCGATAAAAGCGGCATGGTTGACATGCCGCCCGAACAGCAGGATCAATTTTTGAAGTCATGGGATGCCCGAAATAAGGGCACCGACAATGCACATAAGCGCGCGGTTATGCCGCCCGGAATAGAGCCGATGGTGATAGGATCGTCTCTCAAGGACATGCTATTCGGCGATATGCAGAAGCTGGACAGAGAGCAGGTTTACGGGTTTTTGCAGATACCGCCATCCGAGGCTGGCATTTACGAGTTTGCCAATTATGCCAATGCTCTGGTGCAGAAAAAGACTTTCTGGGAAAACAACTTGATTCCCAAGAAGCGTATGATCGAAACCTATGTCAATCGTCAATTGATATGGCCCCAGTGGGGCAATGAATATCGCATGGTGCTGGATACGTCGGACGTGGCCGCATTGCAAGAGGATAGGCAGATTCAGGCAACTTCCGCAACCATGCTATATAACGGCGGGGTTATTATGCTGAATGAAGCCCGGCGGCGTGTCGGCGAAGAACCTATCCCCGACGGTGATATATTTAAACCGGCACCCATAAATCCCTTTGGTTTGTTTGATTCCTCTGGTGACTCTGGCGACGGGGGCAAAGGCTTCTATGTCCATAACTCCCTGGGGACTAAAGCCAGCACGTCCCCGTCTCCAAGAGAAGCGAAATGGTTGTTATTCGACGAAAAGGCGCGCAGGGAGGAACCCGAATATATTAAAACAATCAACCGGTATTTTAATAATCAGATGTCACGGGTTCTGGCAGCGCTTCGACAATCATCGGCCAATGGTCTGACCTTTGATAGCTGGATGTGCAAAGCACATTATTATTTCGGATCAAAAGATAATCCGCCGGATGATGTGCGCCGCTTCTTCGATATTACAGACGAGAATGCCGCGCTGGAAGCTATGATGCAACCACTGATAAAGCAAACCATCGGTAATGCCGGGTCGTCATTTTTCCGAGAATATGGTATTAACCTTGATTTCAATGTGAATAACGACCAGGTAAAAACTCTTATCAATTCCCTGAATAATCGTATCAAGCTAATGAACGATACGAGCTATGGTTATCTCCGGGCAATGCTTAACGAGGCATACGAGGAGGGATGGTCATTATCCAAACTCGAAAAAGAAATCCGACTACAATACCAGAATTGGACGCAGGGTTCCGTTGCAACCGAGGCGAGGGCGTCCATGATAGCCCGAACCGAAACCGCTGCGGCTGTCAATGGTGGCACGCTTATTGGATATAAACAGGGGGGAATTGAACAAAAGGAATGGTTGGCTTCAATTGATTCAGCGACCCGCGACAGCCACGCCTCTCTTAATGGTACGCGTGTAGGGATCACGGAAAGATTTTCAAACGGACTTGATTTTCCCGGCGATCCTTCGGGGCCTGCCGGTGAGGTTATTAATTGTCGATGCACAATGTTACCAGTATTCGAATAACCGGGGAGAGAACAGGATTTTATAATGAAAAAGAGCGTCCAAAAGCTAATCGGGGTAGCGATCATGATCGCCATCGCTTTCGTTATCACGATTCAACAGCCGGACAACATCTTTGCCGGGGAAAAACTGGCGACGCACTCTTATGTAAACTCGTTTAACTTTTCACTTGGCCTTGACACCACGGCCGCGCGAAATGTTGACACCTTCACGGTTATTGCAACCGGTTATGGCCCCCCGTTTTTCTTCACTGATTTGGGTGGCTATTCCAGTCTGACCGGGTATCTTACCATATCCGTTACTAACGTTGACACCGGATCATCGGCAGCGGACTTTCCCGACACGACAAAAGACACCGTGGAATATTTGATTTACACAAGTTGCAATAGTGGCCGTGATCCCTCTCATATTATCGAAAAAGGGTTTATCCGAAAGAGCAACGCCGCCGGTATATCTCCGGCGTGGTTCTCAATCCCGTCCGATTCGGCTATTTGTGAAAACGTCTATTTCGCGTTTATCGGGACGGTTTCCGACTCGGATTATTCCTGCGCGCGCGTGGGCGCAAAAATCGATTATACGGCAACGGTTCACATGGTGGCGAAACCGTAATGGACCCGGAAACCAAAATAAAGATTTGTTCCGCGCCGGAGCTCAAGTTTGCCGACCAGCAGGATGGTTCTTTAATCATCGAGGGCTGGGTATCAACCAATGTTCGTGACAGCGGGGGGGACATTGTTGAACCCGAAGCCTTCTCGCCGGTGATTGATAAGTACATGAAAAAGCCTATCGTGCTTTTCATGCACCGCTTTGAAGAACTGCCCATTGGAAAAACCTTGAGTCTTGAAATTGTCCCCAATCGCGGCCTATGGGGCAAGATTCACATTCTGCCAACGTCAGACCGGGGCCGGGACATCATTATGCTGGTTAAAAATGGTGTCATAAACTCCTTGTCCTACGCCTACAAAGTGAAACGATATGAGATTGACGAAGACACGGAAACCCGTCGAATTATTGAATTTGAGGATGTCTATGAAATCTCTGTCGTCAATCTCGGCATGAATGAGGACGCCATTTTTCAGGCCGCCAAACAACTCGAATTGAAATCATTTAACAATAACCCGGGGAGAGGAAGGGGTCACAAATTGGACCCGAAAGAAATTCAGGAACAAGTCAACAAAGAACTTGCTCCCGTAAAATCGGAATTTCAGGCAACAGCCAATGATCTGAAAACCCAGATCGGCCATGTTGCCCGCCTTCAAAACGAAATGAAGGAAGCTCACGGAAAGACCATTGCCGAGCAAAAGGAATTCGTAGAAAAACTGTCGGCCGATTTCACCAAGGCCGTCAATGCTCTGACCGAAGCCCAAAAGGAAATCAATACCCGTGTCAATTTCGGTGGCGCAACCGCCATTCCGTTCACGACCAAGCAACTGCTGGATAAGGACGATGTCGAATTGAAAAGGGTATTCACCGAGGATACCTTCTGGCAGATCGACAATTTCCGCAAAGCGAACGATCACGTTCTTTTGGCCGATATGATTATGGCCGCAAAGAACCAGCAGTATTCCGGTGTCCCGTTTGAAAAGCGAATCACCACGCTCGATTCATTTAAAGAACTGCAACTGATCAAATCCGGGATCAAGGCGATGGATACTGCCACCTCCAACGAGGGATCGCAGTATCTTCCCGCAGCCTATTCCTCCCGTCTATACGAAATGGTTCGGCAGGAACTCGAAGTGGCCGGGATGCACCCGTCGTTCCGTATGACGCAGGCGAGCCAGACCAATCCCGTTGAGGGTGCGGACACTCTGGCTACTCGCGCGACACAAAAGACGACCTACGTGGCCGCCTTCGATTCGACCGAGCAAACGCCAGGATCGGCAAACAACCTATATACGGCTGAAAAGCTCCGCGGTCGGACGCAGTATTCGGGTGAGGCCGACGAAGACCTTATCATTTCCGTCGCCGATTACGTGGAAATGAAGGTCGCCCGATCAATCGCCAGGGCCATAGAGAAGGCCACCATCAACGGTGATGCTGCCGGTGCTTCCGGTTTCGACACGGGCGACGTGCCCGGATCGAGTGATTGCCGTTACTGCTGGAACGGTTTCCGGCAGGGCGTTATGTCCACCTCCAAGGTCGATCTCGGAACGTGGAGTGAAAAGAATCTGAATATGATTCGCGCCAAGGGCGGCAAGTATTTCAAACGGCCGAACGACTTTTACTGGCTGACCTCTCTGACGACGTACCTGCTGCACTGTCTCGATCCCGATGAAATGCCGTCGTTCAGAACGGTTGACAAGTATGGCCCCTCGGCTACCGTGGCGACCGGTGAACTCGGCAAGATCAACGGCTCACCGTTGCTGACATCCGAGTTCATTCTGGATACGTACAACACCGCCGGAATTTACGACGGGGTGACGACTACCAAATCGATCATTCTCGCCGTGCATCGCAATTCGTGGATGTATGGATTCTGGCGCGACCTGACTATGGAAGTCGTTCGTGATGCCATCAACGACGTTTATGACGTTGTGGCTTATCAGCGTCTCGATTTCCAAAACCTGTTCGACGTAGCTACCGAGCCGGTTGTGGCTCTTGGCTATGACGTGGCAACCTCGTAACCAATAACTAAAAACGGGGCCGGTTAACTTCTGGCCCCGTTTATGAAAGGTATATCATGATTACTCTCGTCTTCAAAAAGACTAATGAGATCCCGATGTATTCGGGAAATAACTACAATCTTTATCCCGGCGAAAAAGGCAATTTCGAGGACAAGGTCGCCGAGCGACTTCTGACGGATTTTCCCGACAATTTCGCCGTGGCCATGGACTATGATCCGAAGTCTGAAGATGGTAAGCGCATCGACGCAGTCGTGAAAGCGGCCAAAAACAAAGTTAAGGAAATCGCCGAAAATAATGCCCGACGAATAGCGGATGAGCAAAAGGCCGCCGATATGAAAAAGGCCCAGAATAAGGCAATGCGTTAATGCCACTCGACGATACCATTGCGCTCGTCACCCGGAATATGGTCAAAAACTA